ATCCATGTGCATCTCTCCTGAAAATAACCCGGCAGCGGCATCAATTCGAACACCTATGGCACCGACATCGCCTTCTAAAGTTGATATGGTTGATAGTGTTCCCGCTGCCGGGTGTCTCGATGTTTCCAAATGACCGCGTCGGCTGGATTGGCGTAAGCAATTCGCCCGCCTCGCACGGCATACCCGTATAGGTGTTTGAGCCTACTTCCGTCCTGTCGCCAGTACAGCTTGAGCCACTGATACAACTCGTCACCTGTCATTTGTGCGGCTTGCCAACGGCGATCATAATCAACGTCAGACAACCGACAAACATTGTGCAGCCAAAGGCTAGAGCGTCGTTAAGCAGTCCTGTTGGGTCATTCATACCTGCCGTCCTCTCCGATTGTCACCTTACTGAATTTTGACCTGACCTTTTCGTCGCGGACTTCTGCCAGTTTGTCCTGCACATCCGCAGTGACGTTTGCTGTTCGCATATCAGCAAACAGATCCGACATCCTGTCAGCCGCTTTCAGCATTCGCTTGATCGACTCGCTCAGATCCTTTTTGACCTGCAGCAGATGATTGATGTACAACTGCTGCTCTTGGTTTTCCGTGTTAAGCTCATCAATTATCCCTTGGGATATCCTGATCTTTCGCTCCAAGTCCTCTCGCGTCATCATAGTCCTACGCTCCTTAGTACGCGGATAACATCTTCCTTCGTTCGAAACTCCTGATCCTGCCACTCGATCAGCGTTGCCGATGGCTTCTTCAGCTCTCGCCATCGCTCCGAAGTTAAAGCAGTCAAATCTTCACACTCGCTCAATCGGCGTTTACGATCATCGTCGACGGCCTGCATGACCAACTCGAACTTGTTCGCCGGTGCTTCGTCCGACAGCAACAACGCCCCGACGATATCGACTTGTTTAACCTTCGGTGAGTCAAGGTCACACCGGCGACCGTTGTGGCTGATCGCATGTGCTCCTTGGCACCATCCGCGTTTAATGTATTCACTCGGCAGCATTTTGTTTTTCCTGGCCGTTTGTTTTGTGTCTTGCACTGAAAGACACTATCGGCGAGCAGCACCGGAATTGAAACCCCAATTCGGGCAAAATCTTTGCAGATTGCAAAAATAATCAGACCCGGCGATATCCGAGCCGCCAAAGCATGACGGACAGGTCATGAGCAGTTGTTTCAACCCACGATTCATCTTTGGTCCAGTCGCAGGCGTGAAGTGCTTCGTGCAGGTACGTCTCAAGCTCAACGCGGTCATCGAGATAATCGGCCACGCGGATTGCTTTACCTGGCTTGTCCGGTGGATCACACTCGCCGTGCTGTGGCTCGCCGTCGTGCGTGATGCTTCGAGGTCGTTCGATGCGGTAACGCTTGCCAAGCAGCGTGACCATCATGACAACAACTGTTCTGCTGACTCGCTGTAGATTGCGGTCATGCCGTAGTCGTGCGAGTACAGCAGGTTCTGCGTCGCCTTCTGGCTCAGGCTGTAGCCGCTCGTGAAGTGCCACCAGTCCGTTCCGCTGAGACTCGGCAGGATGCGAGCCTTCACACCGGCTTCCTCATGCGTGCCAATCCGCTCGATTCGTTTCTCTTGATGTAGGTGACCAGTGAGGATTTCTCGACAGCGTTTTGAACGTGCCCATTCGTCGGCCCACTTGACCGGCATCATTTCAATGAGGTGTTTAATCTTTGGCCCGTCGCCGTGCGCAAATAGCAACATGCACTCGCCGAACTGCCTCACCTTGACAGGGCATGGTGACGTATCAACAGTGACGTGCTTGTCACCGTGGAAGGCCCAATGCACGCAGCGAGCCAGTAACATTGACGTGGTGCGATCGTGATTACCTGGTACATGGATGCACTCGACCGGACACACAGCACGCAGTTCAGAAACCGCTGACACAATCGCTTCTTCAGCAACCTGAAGCATCTTCTGAAATCGCCCGTCGAAGTCCTGCGGGGTGCCTTGCTCAGTCTGCAACATCCGGTTGTCAACGTGAAGGAAGTCGTTACCGATCGGCAGGATTGCCTTCGTAATGTTGCCCGCTTTGCAGTGTTCGACTGACGAACGGATTGCCCTGGCATACAGTTCCGCTGCAAGCTTCAGGTCGTAGTTGCTGCCGACTTCTGGACCCCAGCAGAGTTTCCCGAAATGGTTGTCAACCAATCCCACAACCAGTGTGGATGCGTCGGCCTTCTGCTTGCGTTTGCGGATTGCGGGCAGTTTGTACGATCGCTTGTGGACTCGCTTTGCCAGCTCGTCGATGGCGTCAACGATTGAGTCACGGAAACGGCGTTTGCAGACCACGCTAATTGCGATCATCTGCCGTTTCTCAGGCTTGCCGCTGTCCGTGCTTTTTGCACCGAGTGTGACCTGGTAACTATTGATCCGCACCCGCTCTGGTTCCCAGACAACCTGATCGATACCAGCATGCTCAAGAGCGGCCTTTGCTGTCTCGATCTGCTTGTAGGTTCGGATTGAAACCTTGAGCCCGTCAGGTGATTCATCGACCAGCACGTTCTCCGATGTGTCGGCCGTGTTGTTTGACGGGATGTCTCCGACGATCTCATCAACGAGTGATTCAGGCTCACTCATGGTTTTTGAGCCATACTGCAACAGTGCCCGGAGTTACTTGCAAACCCAGTTTGTCAATCAGTCGCTTAGCAATCGGCTGATATAATCCTAACTGCTTCGGCATTTTCGCGCGAACAGCGAGAGCAATGGATTGTTTGTCTTTGTCGAGTTTGTCAAACCATGTAATGCACTTTGCACTTCTTGGCACTGCAAGAATATCATCGACCAGGTCAGGTTTCTTCGCTGCCATGACAGCTCCTTTTGTGGTGCAGTAATGCTTTAGGTGTCACCGTGATGTGTAACCTCGCAGCGTGTCGCATGTACCTCAGCTCGCAGTTGGTCGACGGATTCAGCCAGACCTCGCATTGCTTCGTGTCCTGCATTTGACAAATCTTGCGACATCTCACGGTGCAGTCGAAGCTCCTCGCGAAACTCCGCCCGCTGCGATCTTTGGTCTTCAATCAGTCCTGTGACCACTTCGCGAAAATCAGCACGCGCGGTTTGCGACGCGGTTTCCCACTTTTCCATAATGCTCGGCAAGCCCTTCATGGCAAACCACAACACCAACGCCATGAGTGTTCCCAGAGCACTCAGGTTGCTCCAGTCGGTTGCCTGCTCGATGTTCGCCAATACTTCCGGGCTCATGATGCGTTATCCCTGCTGACAATTGCTGACCCTGTAATGTCGGTGATGATCTCACCACCTGTCAGTGTGCGTTGTACGTCGTAGGACCAATCTGTACCGACCTTACCGACCGTGCTGTCTGCCCAGGGTAACTGGTGACAACCTGTTCCGTTGCTGCATTCAGTGCTGTCAACAAACCTGAGTCATTACCCGCGTCATGCAGTGCGAGCAACGACGAATCGGATTGAATAGTATCTTTGAGCATGGGTTTTCCTTATGCGTCAGTGCCTAGAACTTCAGGTAGATTAAATGATGCGGCATCCGGCACAACTACCGTGACTTTCGCGTTTGCGGTTGCGATCGAACCAAACACGCTAGAGCTCGTAAACGTCGAACGCCAAAGTTGATACGTTGCCCCGCGAACCAAGTTTGTGAATTGTACCAGTCCCGTTGTCGCGGCACTTGTGGCGGTCCTAACTGTCGTATCCAGTGAGTCACCGGCCACACCCGGCCCCGCTGTCATCTGCATTGAGAATGTGACACCCGATTCTGGTGCGTAGTTTTCGTCGTAGCAGACCAGCACGCCCGTTGACGTGTCACTGCCGCTGCTCGGGGTGATGCTTGATTGTGCGATATCTTTATTCACTGTTGCATCTGCCGTCACGACAATTGTGCCGGTCTCGGATGTGTATCCCGCCTTGTAAATCGCGTAGCTGTAGGTCGCATCATCGAGGGCAAACACAGCATTACCGCTCGCATCAGTATCGACAACGAAAGTGTTGACGCCTTCCGTGAGTCTCACGCGTGCGTTTTCAAGGTTGGCTGGCGTGCCTGCCGTGTCCTTGACATTGACTGTGATAGTCCTGGCACCAGACCCGGCGACTGACGCAAAGTTGTCGTCAATGTCCTGGATTGTTTGCAGAGTGACTGCACTGGCCGCGTCGTCATTGTCAAAGAATTCATCAAAGTTTGCCGCGATTCGGCCTGCTGTGGTTTCAGCGATTGTTGTACCAAGGAACTGCGTCACGTTGGCGTTGACCGTGCCTGTGACAGTTGCCTGATCGACATCGTCCACCGTCTTAGTCGTGGTCGTGTCCAGGTCGTAAAACTGCGATATGTTGTCAGCCAGATTTCCGGTAGAAGTTTCCGTTAATGCCGTACCCTTGACCTGTGTTACATTCGCATTGACTGTACCGGTCACCAATGCTGACCCGATGTCGTCCTGAGTTTTCGTGCTTGCTCCGTCGTCGTTATCAAAGAACACGGAAGCGTTTTGAGCAAGCCGCCCTGATGTCGTTTCTGTAACTGCTGTCCCGAGCACCTGTGTAAGATTGGCGTTTACGGTGCCACTAACTGTGGCCGTCCCAATATCGTCAGCTGTTTTCGTGGTCGCTGCGTCTGCGTTGTCAAACACGGTAGAAATGTTCGCAGCCAGACGACCGGCTGTCGTTTCCGTTAGTCCTGACCCCTTGATCTGCACTACATTGGCGTCAACGGTTCCGCTGACGGTTCCGCCGCCGATGTCATCTTGAGTCTTAGTGCTGTTCGAGTCGCCATTATCGAAGAACGTGTTGAAGTTCGCCACAATCCTTCCGCTCGTCGTTTCAGCAAGCGCTCCTCCGAGCACTTTCACCACGTCAACTGGCAAGTTTGTTAATGCGCCGCTGCTCGGCAAGTTGTCAGTAACAGCTTTAATGCCATCCACAACAGAGTCAATCGTATCCACCGAAGCTTGTGTTGCCAACGCAGTGAGGCCAGACCCTGCCGCTCCGATCTCCGCAGTGTCCACAAGAATCGCATCAACATTGCTGTCAATGGTGTCTACAGAAGCTTGCGTTGCAAGTGCAGTTAACCCAGACCCTGCCGCTCCGATCTCCGCAGTGTCCACAAGAATCGCATCAACATTGCTGTCAATGGTGTCTACAGAAGCTTGCGTTGCAAGTGCAGTTAACCCAGCACCTGCTGCACCGATCTCCGCAGTGTCAATCAGAATGTCATCTACAATTCCATCAATGGTGTCCACGCTCGCCTGTGTCGCAAGGGCAGTGAGTCCAGCCCCTGCTGCTCCAATCTCTGCCGTGTCAACCAGGATCGAATCGACATTGGTGTCGATGACATCGACTGAGGCCTGGGTTGCCAACGCTGTGAGACCAGCACCTGCCGCTCCGATTTCCGCCGTATCAATAAGGATGGCATCTACGTTGGCATCAATCGTTGCAATCTCATCATCAATGGTGGTGAGAGAAGCTGGAATGGTTGTACCTGTGTCGACCAAGATTGCATCCACAATGCCGTCGATTGTGTTCACACTTGTCTGGGTTGCCAGGGCTGTTAATCCCGCTCCCGCTGTGCCGATCTCTGCCGTGTCAACCAGAATAGAATCTACAATCCCATCGATTGTATCGACACTAACTTGTGTGGCGAGAGCAGTTAATCCAGCACCAGCAGCACCAATCTCTGCAGTGTCAATCAGAATGGCATCGACAATCCCATCGATGGCTGCGATTTCATTATCAATAGTCGTTAGGGAAGCAGGGATTGTTGTACCTGTATCAACGAGAATTGCGTCAACATTACCATCGATGACATCGACACTGGCCTGAGTCGCTAGAGTAGTGAGTCCAGCACCAGCTGCTCCGATTTCTGCGGTATCGATAAGGATGGAATCAACAATCCCGTCTATCGTGTCAACAGAAGCCTGAGTAGCCAAGCTGGCAATCGTTCCCGGGTAAACATTCAGGCTCTGAGTGATTGCCCCCGACAGCTTCATTGTAAAGAAGACATGGTCCGCATTGGTCTCTGCCTGCGTCGGGGCGTAGGTCCATTGCCCATTCCCCTCATGAGTCGACGTTCCGCCCCCAGTTGCCTGGGTGCCCCCATCTTTAGTGATATAAACCGTGGGCGTTCCGATTGTGATCCCGGTCTCCCCATCGGTGGAGTCCACCATGAAAAAGCCAACAACTTGACTGGCGGTGTTCTTTAACATCAGTGCAGCACTCCTGGGGCCCATATTCTATTTGAGTTGAAACTCCAAGCCGGGTTGAACTCGCCGCCAATGACTTCGGTTCCGTCGATTGTCAGTCGCACCCAATCAATATCAAAGTCAGCCTGTGCCCCGTTGATCGATCCAACAGCGATATTAAATTCAAACAGCGACGATCTTGTCGCCGCACCGAATGAACCAGACCAACTGGCTTGGTAGCTGGTGAATGAAGTCGCTGATACTGTGACTGTATCGACGGATGTCCATGATCCGCCATCGATCCGGACTTTGAAGTCGACATCAAGCGGGTCAGTGTCAATCCTCGCCTTGAAGTTCAGTGTCAGGGAGGTGATGTCTGAATAGATACTAACCGGTGTTTCGCAGCCGAATGTTCGGTTCGTATTATCCTGCGAGGCTTTCCAATCGATCCATAGCAGATCCCCCTCAGTGACAATGTTGGCGTATGATGGGCCGCTGTTAGGTGTAAGCGTTTCGGCCATTGGGCTTCGCTCCCGTTTCGGTGTGGGCTTCGGTAGTGGTTCAGGTGTCAATGATTGGCGGCAACCAATCAGCAACAACAGGAGTACCACTGCCGCTGCTTGTGTTCGTTTTGTCATGAGGTTGTGTGTCATGCTGCCACCGGCGTCACTGTTATCGTGGCCGGAATGTCTCGAATGCCGATGGCATTCCAGAGGGACGGAACGCCGGAGTACCACCCGTCAACCTGCTGCAACAAAGGCAGTTCAATAGAGTCTGTTAAGTCGCCACAACTCACCACCTTTGACCACAACTGACGCTTTGGTTCGCCATACAATACGGACCACCTCGTCGGCGCGCCACACTCTTCGAGTGTGTGCCCTGATCCGGGGCGTGTGTGTTCTGGGTACACATTGGACACCAACTCTTCTTCAGCTGCGAAGTTTTCAGGTGAATTAAACCGTGACTGAGCACCGACTATAATCGATGTGCCCGTGCGGTACTGACTAAACACTGATTCTGTTGTGTTTGCGACCGTGTATACCGTGTTCAAGAAATACAAGTCGAGTGATAATCGGACATGTCCTGTTACGACTGCGCCGGATTCCCCCGCTCCTGACATGCGCAGAAGGTAACTGAATCCACGGAATGTTGTTCCGTGCGTGTATCTCATTCCACCACACCCAGTAAGCCCCTGATCGCCTGTCACCATTACAACACTCTCTGTATTGCGGGCGAAATCGTAGGGATGCTGGAATGCCCCAGCGTAATCAGTCACGCTCGTCTCTACGGGAAAAATTGGCGAACAGTTTTTTGCGACGGCTAAATTAGTCCCAAACGTAACTGCGGTTCCAGTGTACGCCACATCATGACCGACCGCACCACCCCACATACATGTTGCTGCAGTGGATGGCGAGACGCCATCTTGGTGATAAGTTCCAACACCTGTAAGAATGTTGGATTCACCAACGCTGGAAATAGATGGATACACTCGCTTGTGCCAATACGTTCCGCTATCCGGCTCAGTATTGACAGTGTGGGCAGCTTCCATGCTTACGCTGTAGGACATTGGTGAAAAATCCATCACCCAGCCTGTAATACCAGCGCTTATGTCGCACCCATAGCACGATGTCCGTTCCTCACAATGACAACACCTCCCAATCAGACTCATGATGGTGGACTCCCCAGAGCTTCGCAATCGGCCCCTACGAGGATCACCTCATTCTCTGTCGCCATGACTCGTATCAGCGTGTTGGCTTCCAGCGTGATACCTTCCCACCGATGCGTCAGCGTTTCCGTTTCGCCGGTGCGGACCAGATCGCCGCTGTCATTGACTCGCAGATATTCAATCGTGCCGGTCGTTGGTGATGTCACGCCGTTCGACGGTGCAGTGATTGCAGAGTTAGTGATTGCCCAATATGACCGCTGTGAACTCACGCCCTGCCACTTGCCGCTGTGGCTCTGTGTACTGCGTTCACGGCGCAAGGTTTCCCTGACCACCTTAGCCACTTGTGCTGCAAACTCTTCGGACATCACAACTGGCATCAGGAAATCCCCGGCAGGTTGCTCAGGTCGAGTTCCTGATAGATTGTGAAGTCGCCGAAGATCGCTGTCGCTGGTGTGGGGTTCTGTAAGATCGTTCCGTCTGCCGCGAGTGGGACTGGCTGCGACACCGGCGAGCTATCTTTACTGTTGCCGCCGCTGTCGATGTCTTTCACTAAAATCGGCTTCACCACTCCGCCAACCTTCTGGTTGAATCCGGCCTGTAGCGGTTGCAGATTCCATCCGTCTCGATGGATGTGGATCTCAAGAGTCACCTTGCGAAACGTGTAATTCCCACGCAGCTCAGGTTCTCCGATATCAATCCTCTGCACCTTTGCGAGCCCAGCCGCAATGCTCAGACCGTCAATCGTAATCGTCCCGTTGTTGATCGCGTTTTGATAACTCAACGCCCATGATGGCACGCTTGTCACGTTTTGTGTGATGCGAGCAATTAGGTGTGAAACATCACGCGTCGGTGCGGGGTCGATAAAGTAGTCACCAGCACTATTGAGGACTGCGTTGCCATCCGTATCCTTGAATACTGGCTCTTGATAAATTTCCGATGACCATGAGATTCGCGGTTGATCGTCGACTGGGTTTTCTTCAGCCGGCTCAAACACGTCGGTCGTGTATTCTGCGGTTACTGTCCATCCTGTCCACGGTTCTGTGTTTTCGACGCTCAACGAGACGCAGTAAGCCGCAGGGTCACCGCTAAACACGGAGCCAATTGTCGGCAGGCTGGCGTGACTACCGACCTGAAACACACTATCCGCCCGACTGTCTGTCGTGAGCACAAACGCGTTCGTGTAGGTGCGGATTCCGAGACTGTTTTTGCCTTTAGGAAATCCCGGCTTGACGCCCCTGTAGGTCACAGTCACTAGACGGCCTCCTGTACTGCAGGCCCGTTCGCCTGTTGTGGCTTCGTGTTCTTCTCAATCTTTGCAAGTACAATGTTCGCCTTTTTGGCTTCCACGACCTGTGGTGACTGGCTAGCGACCGACGCAACCTTTTTGGACGCCTGAGCCTTTGCGATTGCAGCGGTCGCTTTTCCGGCTTGCGTGACCTGTGCTGACTGACTCGCAGATGACGCAATCAGTTTGAACGCTTCTGCCGATCCGCGTTGAGTAATGCCAGCAAACTGTGTTTTGCTTCTTGTACTCGCATCATCTAATTTCTTCTGAGCCTCCATGATTTCTCGTAACCGTGCCTGTTGCTCTGGGGATGCTCCAGCCGCTGCAGCATCTTCTATCGCTGCGTCAATCTCCGATATCAGGCCGAGCTGAACCCGTAAGTCCTGCTCTGCATTTCGGATCTGCTCATTGAATGTTTTTTGTGTGGCGAGTTTACGTTGTTCCGCTTGTTCTGCCTGTCGTGCAGCGTCCGCAGTGGCTTGACGCTCGCGTTCCCGAGCTTCTGTAACCTCGTCTATTTCCCGCTGTATTTGAGCCAGCCTTTCTACCTCCTGCGGGTCGACGCCCATCGCAATGAACTCTGCATTGCCTCGCTGATTGGCATCCATGTTGTCCTGCACGTACGCCAACTCTTGCTGAGCCTCCGCAACTGCAGCGTTGAAGCCCGACATTTCCATGCGTGCTTTTTTGAGTGTCGTCTCAAGTGACATATTCGCGTTCAGCGAGTGCGTTGCGAAAACGTCATACAAACGATCAGCACGTTCCAGGTCGTCGCCTAGCTTCTCGATCTCTTGCTTAAACTTTTCGATGTCATCGTTCGGGCGAGGCTTACGAATTGAATTCATCAACTGCTCGACATCACGCCACCCCTCGACGATTGGTGGCTCCCATGTCGAGGCGGCGTTCCCCGCATCGGCAACGCCCTGCATTTCAGCCTGTAGCTCAGCTGCCTCTTCGGTCGTGTCAGCAATTGCCGTGTTCATCGCATAGATTGCAGCTGTACCGATCGCCACACCGGCTGCGATTGCCGCCCACCCTGACGGCCCCTGAAGTGCCAACATTGCAATTTGTGCTGACCGTGCGATGTTCATTGCCGTAGTAAATGCGGCGATGGCTTTTTGCGTCGCCCAAACTGCAGCCGCTGCGACAACCATGACACCACTAATGCTGCCGGCCACAGTCGCAAACCCACTAAACTGCTGTAGTAGTTTTGTTACGGCGGATAGGGTTGCATTAATTGGAGGCAACAGCACCTTGCCGACTTTTTCACCGAGCAATGTGGCGTTGTCAATCATTGTTGACCATTGCCCCGCGGTCGTAGTCGCCAACTCTGCCATTGCCCCGGCAGCGTAGTCGCTACTCGTGCCCATCAGCGTGAATGCGGCTTGCAGATCTTCTCCGCTAATCGCACCTGCTGAGGCTAGTTTGTATAGACTGGCTTCTGACTCGCCGGTGACTTGAGCCAGTGCTCGCAGAATTGGAACCTGCCGCTCAATTAACTGGTTGAGCGTTTCTGCCTCTACTTTATTTTTCGCAACAGCCTTCCCGAGAATGTTCGCAAGATCTGACATCCTCGCGCCAGATTGAGCAGCCACTTCCCCTAGATTTTTGACGGTTGCCAGTGACTCCTGAGCCCCCATCTGGAAGCCCAGCAAAGTGCGGGTTGCGTCTGCTATCTCGATCTTACCGAATGGAGTGTTTGCCGCGAACTCGCCAATCTCATCGAGCATTGCGGCTGCCGCGGACCCAGACTTAAGCAATGACTTAAAACGCAGTTGCAAGGTTTCCGCATCTGCTGCGAGCTTCGCAAGCCCGACTCCTGCACCGATCGCGGCAACTGCTGCAGCAAAACTCGATATCGCTCCTTGCGACTGCTTCACATTTTTTTGAAAGTGTGAATTGTCCGCCCGCAGATTGACTACGAGATCGCCGAGACTAGCCATTCTGCACGCCTCCCGCGATCTGGTTCAGTAACTGCTTCGCCTGACGGTTTCCGTTCGCAGCTTCGGACTGATGTTTCGTCCATGGCATGAACATGGACGGATCGACCGAGCTATCATGCGTCATGTAAGAGTAGATCAAATGCACGATCATTCCTAAAGTCTGCGACGCGTAGCCGATTGGCTCTACTGCATCCTTCGCACACCATTCGTCAAACTGTTCCGGCGACATCGATTCGAGCATGCCATCCACGTCAGTTGTGTGTGCGACGTGTTCAGCAAGCCGCATCGCGGTCATTCGTCGCCAGTTTCTTCCGAGTTTTTTGCCGCGTTCTTGTCTCCCGTTCCGCCGCTTAATCGGTTCGCTACGTCGAAGACGCGATTCAGAACATCAGCCGGCCAGTTACCGACCGCTTCAACATCGTCGGGTTGCAGAATTGGCTGTCCGTTTTCGTCGCGTGCGCAACAGATCACCAGCCGTTCCTTCTGCGTCTTCACCTTTGCGGGATCGAGCCCGGTATATTTGCGGTTCATCATTGACGCATCGTGATCGTTCTTCTCACGAGCATTCATCCCGTGAACAATCACAAACGCATCCGGCCCGAATTCCGGCAGGTCGACGCGTTCAGTCTTCGCCGCCAGTGGTTTCAGGAGTGTTGCTCGATCAATCGTCATCTTCGTCGTCGTCCTCATCTGGGTCTATGTAATTCGGCCCCGGGATGTCGTTGCCGTCTTCGTCGTAGCCGAGAATCTCGCCGTCCAGGTATCGCTGGTAGTCTTCCGGCATGATGCCTTTGCCCACCATCTCCTGTTTGATCTGAGCCGCTTTCATTTCCGCAGTTGTCATGCACGCTTTGAGCGTGCATTCATCGTCAGCAGGTTCCGCCATGCCCATCTGGACCAATCGATAAGCACGGCGGTCTTCCAGTACAGTACCTTCAGGCCAGTACCTCACGCCGTCCCTGACTTCCATGCGGTCATCGTCAGGGGCACCCGGCGTGACTCTTGCGTCACGTATTAGCTTGGCTTTCATTTTATTTCCTACGTGGTGTAAGACATCAACTGGTCAAGCTTCAGGCTGACATCACCCTTGACTGCGTCGGCCATGTCGCCCTGGAATCCGAACGAGATACCAGCAGCTGTAAACGTCATTTCAGTTCCACCTGCGAGCGTGACGCTGTAATTTCGTTCGGCAGGTGTTGTCAGATCGTCGGTGAGTGCCTGATGACCAGCCAGTTCGCTGTCATAAAACAGCGTAAAATCGAACGTGCCGCCTTCCGCGTATCCAGTGGCTGCGTACTCTTTTCCTGCGCCGGTCGTGTCAATCGTGGTGGCGTCGTACGTTTCGGTTTCAGCACCTGAGTGACTGAATGAAATGATTTGCGCAATCGGCGTCAGTACTGATGCAATGTCTTGGTCAATCACAGCGCCTTTAGTCTGGATTTTTGCCATGTCGGTCCCCCTTTATGCTGGCGTGTATTGGATCGTGACATCGAGCAAGGTGGTATAGATGCCTGTGTCAGACCCATCGGTTGGTGGTTCGTACTGTGTGCTTTCATCGTTCAGCAAGACAGCCTTGACTGTCTCACTGCCTGCTGTTCCGGTGTAGTCGTCGATGAATGTTCGGACGGCGTTTCCGAGTGTTTCCGATTCGACAGACCGATCCGCTTTGCAATCAATATCGAAGTCGACAAAACGTAACCCGGTTGATCCGTCAATTGTTTGGTTTTCGTTACTACTCATTTGCGTGATGATGATGTATGGCAGAACTGCTGACTGTGGAGCTTTCGACACGTACACGCGGCTTCCCACGATTGCACTGATCGTTGATTCTCCCGTCAGTAGTGACACCAGCCCCGACCTCAAAACGCTTTGCCTTTCGCTATCTCTTTCTTGATACCCTTCCAAACCCACTCACGAAGAATCTGCCTTGTCTGTCCTTTGTTCCGCTGTGCCAACTCGCCTGCTGTTGGTGCTGACTTTGGAAAGCGACCAGTGAATCGAACCGGCCCGCCTTTCTTGCCTGTCTGTCGATCCTTTGTGCCCTTCTGCACCCATTGCAAACCGCGACCGAGCCCCACGCCTTTTCGCCCGGATCGTTCTTTGAATTTTTCGTTGCCGGCCTTTTTGGCCGTGCGTCCAACTTTCCATCCGACTTTTGCCCCGCCGCCCGGTGCCTCTTTCGTTTTCAACCGCCGCCATCCGACCGTCTTTCGAGCTTCCTTCATTCTTGACGGGATTGCTTTTTTCAATTCCTTAGCCAGTGGCTGAGCAGCCTTTGCCATACCAGTTGACACGGCCCGCCGTGCTGCCGTTTTTCGCATGTGCGACAGCACATGATCAAGTTCTTTTTCTCCTGTGATTGTCACGGTCATTACACTGCCCGCCGTGTCTGGATCTCGATCTCATTGTGTGCTTCATCAATATCGATCACGCTCAGGATTTCATAGTTCTGGCTGTCGTATACGACTCTCATTTTCGGCGTTGCTGCTGCTAGTGTCTCTGACCAGGGACACATCCAGACGTGCGACACATCTGCCGCGACTTGATCCACTTTCCAAAACTCACGTCCGCCTTTTGTCTGCACTGCCGCATAGGTTGACGTGTAATGGTCCCAATTCGATTCATCTGTCTCATCAACGTGCCCATGAGCGTCGGCTGTCGCGTTTGACTGCTGCACCTGCACCCGCTTGTTGTATGTGCGGCACTTAGACAAGGCCCACCTCCGTCCATCGCAACTTAGACATCAGGCGGTCATAAGTTGCTGTGTGCGGTGATCCGTCGCACTGATTCCAAACACTCTTCCCCAGTTCAATAATTGCCAACACTGCTTCTGGAGGCACATCCGATGCGGCTCCGTAACCGGCGACAAATTCAACTGTAACTGCGTTCGGGATGTCTTCTGGCGTCGCCGGCCATGAGTAACCATCCTTCAGCACAATCCGTGGTGGTGTTGTCGTCAAATCCACTGTGTAATTCGAACTTGAGAACGTCTGGCTCTGGTCATCCGTATCGGTGTAGGTCACAGAAGTTACCGACTGAACCGGTGCAGTCCTGATTTCCAACGTGTCGGTTGCAGGGAATTTGTCTCGAAACTGTTTGACAGTCTGAGTGATCAACCGCCGCTCTGAATCATGCTCGACCTGCCGCCTCGCTGCTTTCATGATCCGAGTGAGTTCATCATCGAAATCAGACGTGAGTTCACGCAGTGACTGTTTGAACTCAGTCAGGGTGAGCGGCTCTGTTGTCGGTTCTGTCGTGACTTTGTATGTGACCTGATCCACTATTCAGAAACCTTTGCGCGTGGTTTCCTCTTAGTAGCCTTCGCTGGCTTTTCGTCAGGTTCTGACTCTGACACTCGGCTGACGTCAGAATCTAATCCTGAAACAATCACAGCACCACGACCGTCCAGAAACTGTGCAGCAATCTTGGCATCGCAAGTGATCACGTCGCCTGGCTCGCCTTCAGCTCCGGGAACGTTACTGCTGTGCGTCAACTTAATTGTCATTGTGGTCATGAATTCACTCTTTCCAGAAGAACAGCGGGGGCACAGTCGCGCCCCCGCGTCTTAATCAAATCAACTACGCTTCAGCGGCCCAGATGCCGTGCATGTTGAGCGTCAACCACCCCTCATCGCCATCTGCGATCAGCGTGACAGCGTCACCCTTTACGTCGGTTGCTGCAGTGTTAATCAAGTCTTTGTTGTCAACTCCGCCATTGATGTTGTCAGCGGCAGCTGGTGACAGACTGCAACCCGTGGTGGCTGACACGGTGTCAATGACAAAGTGATACACGAGGCCAGCTTCCGTTGATGGCAGCGTGAACACGCAGTCAGCAACGTTCACGCGAAACACCTTGCCGTGGTCTTCGGCTGTCAGCGTTTGTGCGGCTCCGGTCACGTTTTCATAACCCGAAATGAAATCTTTATTCCAATGTGTGGCCATGTTTGGCAACTCCTTATTGTGTGAGCAAAGTACCGGGGCTCGACATTGAGCCCCGGCGATTCAGTTCGTGCTACGCAGCCTGCTGCAGGTACTTGACTGGGTTGGTTCCCGCGTCGAGCAGATCCCCATCAAAACGCATGATGGCAACGAACGCAACCTGTCCGTAGTCGGCATAACGTTCGTCCATACGAACCAACGTGACGCCGAGCACTTCGCGAACAAGGTACTTCGACAACGCTCCGTAAAGCACTGTCTTAGCACTGTTCGTGATGCTGGCCATGTCCTGATTGATAATCACGCCGCTGTTGAACAACAGGTCAGGATCGCCAGCCGTTGCACCGGGTTGCCAGTGGTAGACACTGTCGGTGCTTTTCAGCTTGCGTACGTAGTTGCGAGTCGCGTCGTTAAACATCCACATCGCGCCGGAACGGTAAGCCGGATCAACAGATGCCTGAAGGTCAAGCATTTCATCCATCGTGATTGCTGATGCACTGGCAGCAGTTTTGCCGAGCGTGGCAGCGGTCACGATACCGTTTGGCTGGCCTGAACCAGTACCAGTCGTGCCATGCGTATTCTGGATTCGCCCGAGTCGCTCGCCGAGAAGCGAACCGACAACAGAACCCATATTGAACGCACTATCTTGCATCAGCTCGGTGCTGATTCGGACAATCTTTGACGTGTACTTGTACGCATCGAGCGTCAAGTTGCCGAAGGTCACATCCTGTTCAGCGTCCTGGACGTTTTCAGACAACAGGGCACCTGTGTTGCTGGTGTCGTTGACTGTCGGCCAGTCCAGAGCAGAACCTGTCGCCGTCCGCACGATTGTCGCAGCCTGACGTACACCACCAAACTGAAGCAGTGCCCGCTCAAGGTTCGTCACGAAGCCCGGGAAAGTAGTGTGACCACCTGCCGTGCTCGTGCCGATGCTCTGAGCGTTCTGGAAGTCCGCCAGATTCTTCGGTGCCTCATTGTGCAGCGGGATGTACAGGCCACCGGCCTGGCTGTCCCAAGAACACCCGGAAGCCTTGAGCTGTTCCTGCGATTCGGGATTGCTCATGACGCCCGCTCGGCCATTCGCTGCCCAGTCCTGAAGGACTGAATTGACGGCCTCAAGCCGATTGATTGCAGGCTTGTCGCCCGGCTTGCCACCCTGTGCAGCCCGGATCTTGTCGAAGTCGCCAGCGTTCTGTAGTGCTGCGAGTTCAGCCTCGGCGGCTTCCTGTCGCTTCACTCGTTCTGCTGCGGCCTGTTCAGCCTTGTGCAGTTCGTCAATATGATCCTTGAGCTTGTCTGCGTCGTTGTGCATCGCATCAAAGCGTGCATTCTCGTCGTCGGTAAGACCGCCGTGATCTTTTTCGCACTCGGCCAGAAACGCCCGAGCGTCATTGATCAGCTTGACACGCTGATCAACCAGTTCCTGAATAGGAGTTGTCATTGTTGGTCCCTTTATGTTTGGTGTTTTCACCAGAGACCAACGAAAAAAGCAGCGTTGACCACTGGCGAAGAATAGTCTTCGTCAAAGGCCAACGCTGCTCTTGCTTTGTTGCCGTTACGCGGTGAATTGCCCGCTCATGCAGACGTTTCACCGATTAGATTTTGCCACACTTTAACTGTTATGACTCCGCTGTCAACAACATTTTTGCTTTTGCCAATCGCAAAGCCTCACGGGACGATTTTGGCAGTTCCGGCCCGGTTCTGACGGTTATTGTCTTGGCCAGTGCCGCCAGTTCAGCGAGTTCGTCCCGATCTTCAATTGCCTTGGCGTAGAATTCGCCGAATGTGCGAGCAGTGACAGTCTTGTTTGGCGTCACTTTATCGGCGAATCCGTGTTTTTTGGCATCGGCGGCAGTGAGCCACTTTTCACCTGCCATCCAATCCAGCAATTGTTTACGATCCTGCCCCGTCCGAGCTGAATACACGTCAACGAGCGTGTCGCGGATTGAATCAAGTAAGTCTGCGGTCTGCAATGTGTCCGCTGCCGCGTCTCGCAGGTCTTCAGCCGTGCCGAACGCCAACGCACTCGGTCCCATTGGATTGTGAATCATCAGCCGGCTCGCTTGACCCATTGTGATGGTATCGCCAGCCATCGCAATGACTGAAGCGATCGATGCTGCCACGCCTTGTATGACAATATGATTTTCACCTGGCCGATTCACCAGCGTCTGGTAGATCGTGAGCCCGTCAAACACGCTTCCACCGGGACTGTTCACATTGATTGTGAGTGGCTCATCCCCGGCAACGTCTTTGACCATGTCGGCCCACCGCTGTGAGGTTACGCCATCTTCGCCGTCGTAGCCAATCGGCCCGTAGATGTTAACTTCCGCCATTATTCTTCCCCTGTGATTGTGGTTGTGAGTATTTCGCTCCTGCCGGTCCATGTTGCCACGCACTCAGCCACAGCACCTGCCAGACTGGTTGCCGTGCAACTGCCAGCAACTTCCATGAGTTCATGCTTTGATTGTGCCGCGTGTTTTACAAATGCTTTCTGGACCTCTGGTGTTGTGCTGTTGTGTTCTATCCAGTCGGCATAAAACGAGTCAGCCCACGCGATGAAGTTGTCTTCCTTCTGTGCCGCTTTGACGACTCGATCACGCTCGATCTGAGTTGCCTTGTCAACACTGGATTGCACAAACGCACGCAACAAGCGATTGTTTGTGTCAGGTTCCGTCGTGTCGTTGTTGTTGTCCTCGTCTTCCTGTGGAGGCTCAACTACTGACTGTTGCTGCACCTCGTCTGATTCTTCACCGATCTCAACAAGGTTGCCTGGTCGGTATCGCCTATCGCCCTTTTCGCCAATCGTTGGCATATTCTCCGACCGCAGGACATCGTTAATAGTTAGGTTTCCATGCTCCTGCAGCCGGCTGTAGTAGTTTGCCCGGTCATTGGCCGACATTCGCAATAGTGCTTTGCGATTGAATTCGATGAAGTGGGTATCGTTTGCCTTTTGCGTGGCACTCAGCAGTTTTAAACAGCATTCCATTTCCCACTTTTTCAGCCATCGATCCAGACACTCATCGAGGTAGCTTTGATTCTCCGCCTCAAGACTGCTGTATGATGTCTTGGTATCGTCACCTAGTTTGTGTGACGGGCAACCGATGATGTTCGCCACTGTCGCGCGAACCTCGTACTGTCGTGTCTGTAGGAACTGGGCCTGCTCCGGTGCAATCGTCATCTGCTGAAACTTGACGCCATCCTGTAACAGAGCCACTTTGTGCGAGTTCGTAATCCCGGCGTACATGGAGTCCCACGCCGCTCGAGTGTTCCGCACTTTCTCCTCGCTAAAGTGCCCGGGAACCATCATCAGACCGCTCATGTTGGAACCCTGCCCGAAAAACTTGGCCCCGAACTTCTGAGCAGCCATACCAACGCCCAACGCGTCAGCCATCAGCGACACAATGTCATAGCCTGTCAGCCCATCGCTCGACAGCCCGCGAATGTGGAACACGTCGCGAGCCATAAGCTTGATTTCGTCACCGGCGATTGTTGTGACATAATACAGCGATCCATCGAACATCACCGGGTAGGTTTCCGATGGATTCAGAATCAGCATCTCAACCGGTTCCATGCGGTTATTTCGCTGAATCGCCGCATACCCATTGCCCCGCAGTAATGCATGTGCTGTCAGGCACTCCCGGAACGTTACGGCGTCGGATGTTTTCGATGTTTGGCGTGTCAGTAGTTGCCATGCGGGATGCCGTTTATCCGTCTCTTTGCCCCCGTCCTGCAGTCGCCGGTACACGTTCAACGGCAATTTCGCCACGTCGCCCGCCACTAAATTAATGGCTCGCCACAACGGTGGGTAACCCATCGCGCTTGTGGGCGTCACTGACACCCCGCTGTCCGATGCCCCACCACCGAATATACTCTGCCACACCGCTGGATCTCTCAAACTGATGTTTGGGTTTTCCAGTGGTGATGCGTTAACGATCAATTCCGTCACACCGTATTCCATCGCCCGCCCCTAGAATAAGACAACACCGCTGCCGCTTGTGTTGTAAACGCTCGTGTCAGTGCCGTAATGAGTCGCCAAAGCAATGCCCATCAGCATTGCACAAATTCCGTCGATCTTTTCCGCCGACTTGCCTTTGTCCGGCCTAATGTTCCCGCTCGGGTCTTCCTTGTGAGCGACGTTTGAAGCCATCCAGCGAAGCACCGCGTTCCCGTCGTGCCGAAACTTCTGGTTGCCCATCATTGACAGCAACTTTTTGAACGGCTCGTTGTATGTGCTGAACGTCTGAGGCATTTTGAGCAACACGTGATCTGGCAGACCTCGCTCTTTGAGCAATTGAGTAACGCCTGCCGCGTTCCAAGGATCGAACCCGATGTATTGCACGTCAAAGTCTTGGCAGATTTCAAACAACCGGTCAGCCAGATACAACACATCGACTTCATTGCCGTCGGTCAGTTCAACAAAACCCTTGCTCGCAAAGTTGCGAATCATCCGCTGGTCCTGTCCGGCTCGCTGGTCGACGTTATCTTCAGGAATCCAAAACCACGGATGAACAATGACCCCGCCATCGTCTTCAGGAAACACAAGAACGAACGCCGTAACGTCACGAGTTGATGACAGGTCGAGCCCGCCGTAACATTGACGCCCCTTCAGTGCGTGCAATGAATGTTCTTCGTTCGGAGAAAAACAGTTATCCCACTTCGCCATTTGAATGATTCGTGATTCCTGTTCTGTCCATTGGTTCAGGTGCAATCGGCGGAACGTGTTTTCGAATGCTGGATTCTCTTCAGCTCTTGCTGCCTGCTCTTTGAGGTAGTCCATGCTGACAGCGACATCGATGCACGGATTCGCCTTCCGCCATACCTCTTCATCGTTCCAGTCGTCGCCGTGTTCCGCTCCGAAGATGACAGGATAAAACGATTCGTCCTGAATCTCGCCAGCCTTCACGGCTTTTGCGTACTTGTGCAACTCCCAGCAAATTGAACTGCGGTCATGACCCGCCGTGGTGATTGCGATTGTGAGCGGTTGCCGTCTTGCACCGGTCGACGTATCGAGCACATCCCACAGGTCGCGGTCTGGTTGTGTGTGGACCTCGTCGAAAATGATTCCGTGAGCGTTGAAACCGTGAGCCGCGTCAGCATCGGCGGCGATCGCTCGATAAAAACTGTTCGACTTTGGATGTATCACCCGCTTCACACTGTCGCGGATCTTGACGTGCTTTGACAATACCTTTGATTTCCGCAGCATCTCAGCCGCCATGCTGTAAACCAGTGACGCCTGATCACGGGTACTCGCTGCCGAATAGACTTCGGCTCCTTCTTCGTGGTCGCACAGCAGCAGATACAACGCCAAGCCGGCTGCAAATGTCGATTTGCCGTTCTTTCGCGGAATCTCGATGTAGGCCTTGCGATATTGCCGCGTGCCGTCAGCTCGCTTCGTGCCAAACAATTCGCGAACAATCTTTTCCTGCCACGGCATCAGTTCGAATGGCTGGTTCGCGAGCGCACCTTTCACGTGTACCAGACACTGGCGAAAGAAGTCGACAACGTGCTGACCTGCGGCATCATCCAAGGAACTTGGCCTCTAGTGAATCGTTTTCAGTCTCTTCGGTAACGTGCAGACGTGACCGGCTCGATGGTGTCAAACCGAATTCGCACAGATATCTGTGACAAATCGTAGACAGTGCCCTCATTGCTTTCGCAGCCGGATGTTCCGTGACGCCTTTTTCTGTTTGATAGTAGCGGCCCTCTTTTCGCACTGTGTCAACTGCTTGTCGCCATTCGCTGTACGCTACGCAATACTGTTCAAGTGCCCCGCGTTCCACGGGCGTCAAAACTTTTAACTGTTCGAGTTCCGAGCAAATCCGCTTCCATTCATTTTTAGACAATCGGTCAAGGTGTGCAGGTGTCTTGGGCCTGCCGGTGTCGACTTTTGGCTCTGCCTTTGGTCGCCGTTGCGGGTCTTTATCGAAATCACCGTGCAGCACCTTGAGTGCTGTCGGCTTTCTTGGTCTTCCTGATTTTGCTGGCATAGACCGTCTCAAATTTTGCGGATTTTTTTACGCTTG